TCAAGGCGGGAACCGCCTGAAGTAAAAAGCCTGTGGACATGATATTAGACTTGTATCCTTAATTGGAAATAAAGCAATTGTGAGTGAAGCAGGAAGCCCCTACCTCTTTAGGGTCGGGGTAGTTCACAGAAGTTTATGTCTGATTAATCGAACTACTTGCATTGCATCTTCTACTGCATGATGTGTCACCACACTAGGTAATCCTGCTCTTTCTAAACATGTCGACAGATTAGGAACATCTTTATCATCTTTAGTAACATACATGGAACCAACGTCTAATGCTCTATGAGAAGCATTAATATCTTTCCAATCATAAATCATATCTAGAAATTTAGAGTCGAACATACCAAAGTTTTTACCTGCAAATACTACTTTTTCTATATTATTCTCATCAAGCCATTTCCCGAAACTTTCAGCTAACTCTTTAGGAGAGATAACCATATCAGTACCTATAGCATCTCTCATCGCTAAAATAGTGTCTGTATTCATCGATAATGCAAATATTTCACCTTTGATCCTATTATCTTCTTCAAGTAGATATTTGTGATAAGTAGGGAGTGTGTCAAGAGGACGAGAATCTTGTAGATCATCGATAATTGCCCCAATTTCAAGTATTTGACCTATCCAGGGATTAAGAGAAGTAGTTTCTAAGTCTAAAGAACAATAATGCATAGGGGAACCTATATAAATAAAAGTAGAGAGATAAAATGAATTTTTCCAAATGGCTATTTTACATAATTGAAGGGCAACTTCAAGATCAGACCTTGAAAATGGTTAATGGTGATCAAAATATATTCCAACAAATACAAAGTATCTCTCCCGAACCGAAATTCATGCCAATTATTGCTTATTTTCATATATATGAAAAAATAGCATTAAGCCAAATCCGAACAGAAATAGGGCGATATATTGAATATGTAAAAAACAAAAAAATACCAATGGTTCAAATAACAAAGCGAGGAGCCTTTTTAGAAAACAAGCCTATTAACTGGATTGGTTTAACCGAAAAAATACATGCAATTGAAGAAAGAGAAAATTTTATTAACAGAGATGCTAATAAAGATGTCAATGACGGAGTTCCAGTAAAAGGTAAACCTATTTTCAGTAAGAATAATATTGATGTTTATGAAGCTCACGGTAGAGATAAATGCATTCAATATGGAACAGGATACAGCTTTTGTATTAGTAAACCAGGGAATACAATGTGGCAAAGCTATCGAGATATACAAGCTAGTACATTCTATTTTGTGTTTGATAGAAATAGAAGTAAACAAGATCCATTACATGTTGTAGTTGTAGATAGTACCGAAAATGGATGGAGTTTAACTGATAGTAATAATGATACAGGTAATATTGCTCAGTTCGGGTCCGATTCAGAAGCTTACATTTCACATCTAGTATCAAAAGGAATTCCGAAAGAAATATTTAAGCATATAGAACATGATGAACAAGAAAAACTAGATAAAGAAAAATTAGGTGAACACATAGAAGATCTTGAGTATTTTGTGAAAGAATTGAGTTATGAAGAAAAAAGCAAATATATTGGACGAGGTCATGATTTAACAGATTCTCAATTTAAATACTTAATCGATAATAATTTTGATGATCTAATTAATCAATATATAACAAACGGAGAGCCTTTAAATAAAAAAGAGCTTGTTCTGTTAAAAAACAAGCTCCTGAAATCTTACTTTAGAACCAGAATAAAAACAGCTACAAAAACTGGTTTTTATAAAATTTCCAAGGATGAATTAGAGTATTTTGACAAAAAAATGTTCTTAAGTAATTTACAAATATTTAATCTTAATCATTTGATGGATGTTTTTGCAGGAACATACCCTAACCTCATTTTAACCGATTCTGATATAGCTGATACTGCAAATAAAATTTATGAAATCGCATCGAAAAATCCTTTTAATGCTAAAAATATGAATTATTTCTTTGAAGATCCAAGAGTAATAAAAGCTCTAGTGAGAACCGGGGAAGATGATGTTCTATTTGTTGGTGATCGATTTATTCGTGGAGCAATGTTCACAGGAATAAGTAAGTTTATGACAAGAGCAGCTTTAGGTAAAATTAACGATATTGATCCTGATATTGTCGAGAAATTTGTAGTAAAACTTTACAAGAAATATCTCCCTAACAAGAAAAAATTTCTAATGGAAGATTTTGAAGATTATTTTAAACTAATAGGCAAAGAACATTTATTGGACACACTATGAATTTTAATCAATGGATGCTAGTAGAAAATAACACTGATGTACAGATATCAACACCTATAAGAAAGCATTCTAGTTTTTCTGAAGAATATGAATATACCACAAATGGCGGTATTTTAAGGATAGTAAATCCTAATTCTCAATGGTGGAAATACAGTGTTGTCGAGACTCACGTTCAAGAGGATTATCGAAGACAAGGAATCGCTTCTATTCTTATAGATAAAGCTCTTGAACACCTCAAAGGAAAAGGAGATATTGCTGCTCAAACTTCGACTGATGCAAGCATAATGTTGTTTTGGAATAAAGGTTTTCGTAATCAAAGCAATAATTTAGAAGAAGCTTTAAACACTAGAAAAGAAAATTCTTCTGTTTTGTTGATTTATAAAAATAGTTAAAACTAAGAGATAGGTGCTTTATCCATCGGCGGCTCTCATCCCACTACCCTAAAGAGGTTTGGGTCGGAGTACCGACCCAAACTTTCTACGAAAGTAGGGGTTTTCTCGCCGCCGATGGATAAAAACAAAAATATGTAATTTTACAAAATTACATAACTAATTCTCTAAACACAAAATCCCCTTTATCTACTTCATTAGCCAATAGTAGATCATCAAAAGCACTAATGTCAATTGAAGTATCACCAGTATATTCTCCAAGAACAACAGAATGATATACTTTGTCATATAACCTAGTTTCCAAAATGTATTCATATATCTGTTTACCACCAATAATAAAACATTCCTGGCAACCTAACTTTTCTGCAAAATCTAAACCATGTTCTATAGCAGAAAAAAGATAACACTCTCTTTCAGGATGTGTCAAAGATTCAGGGAAATCAGAATAATCCCTAGATATAACAATATTACATCTATCTTTTAATGGTCTTACAGGTAATGATTGCCATGTCTTCCTACCCATCAAAACAGTATTGTTCAACGTCAAAGATTTAAATATCTTTAAATCTTCAGGTAGATTCCAAGGTAATGCATTATCTTTACCTATAAGCCCATTCTTGTCAGTTGCAAGAATTAATGATCTAAGCATTTATGTTTTTGTATTGTTTAAATATTTATATTAATCTTCAAATAATTTTTCAATGATCTAAGCATTCATACGCCAATTGAATCAGTTCATCTAGTTCACTAGGTGTCATCTCAATACCAATATTCGCTATCTGATTTCGTAATTTCACTTTTTCTACAGGAGAATATGATGCATATGCTTCAAAAATTTCTCTATTCTCTTTACAATGCTTGATCAATGTTTCAAGATTATTCTGCTTGTTCTTTACTCTCGACATATTATTTTCATACTATTTGGGTTTAATATTGCTAATCGAGCCTCATATACAGGCTCAAGACTTGATTTAAAATAAAAATAATCAAATCTATAAGGATTATAGCTTACATCATGAGCTATATCCAGACTTTTATTAAAGTCGTTTTCAGTAGAAATTAAACATCCTCGAACGAAGGCATGAACGTTCTTAACTTTTTTCTCTAAAACACGTTTTCTTCCTGCTGGCTGAACAACAAATCTGCAATTTTCTAAAATCAAATATCGAGAATAAAGAATAACTTTGCCTTTCTGTCTTACAGAATAGCAGTTCTTGTTTAAATTCTTATAGCATTCAACATTCATTAAACCGATATAGGAACCTTCATTCTTGGCAAGGGATTATAATCTTCTAAAGTAAAGTCATCTGCGACGTAATCATAAATCGATTCTCTTTTATTTAATTTGAGAATAGGAGAATTCGGTTTATCTCGATCAAGGTATTCTTTAACTAAATCAATATGATTTAGATAGATGTGAGCATTACCAGAAGTGTGATATAGTTTTTCTGGCTTCATATCAAATAATTGAGCGAACATATAAGTATAAAATGCTGCACCTTGAAGGTTGGTCGAGAGATTTCCCACAAACATATCACTACTACGCTGAAAAACACAACACGATAATTTATTCAATTCCCCTGATTCATCTGGCACAGGCACAAATTGATAAACTAAATGGCACGGCGGCAATTTACAATGTTTTGAATCAACAACGTCTGGTCTCCAAAAAGAAAATAATATCCTTCTAGATTCTCGATTATTTTTTAATAGATCTAAAACATAATCAATTTGATTAAATCCTTTTTCTGGGTCAATGACTTTTTCGATAGTTCCATTAAAATTAATTAAATTAGGACCATAGCCATAACCAATAGAAGATTTCTTGAAATTTGGTTCAGAAAATGAGTCATCTTCCCAGAAATCCCAAACATTTGATCCCATTTCTCGCAAATCAGAGATTAGATCTGAACCTGTTAAAAACCATAAATATTCTTTTAACATGCTTTTCCAAGATGTTTTTCTCCTAGTAGGTATTGGAACTCTTTCAGAAATGTCAATTTCTGTGTGAACTCCAGGAAGATAAAGGGTTCCTGTGCCAGTTCTGTCATTTGACCGATAACCCTCATCCAAAACTTTTTGGAGATTGACATCGAAATTATCAAGAATGTAAGTCATATATACTTTTTATGTAGAAGTATCAATTTTCTACATTTTAGCAAGTCAAAGAATCTATGGCAATGAATTATGTTAAATTTTAAAGAATGGCTCAAAGAAATTTTATTAGAAAATATCCAAGGAGAATATTGGATTATGGATGGATTTGCTATGGGGGCTGATGGGGGTTTAAACGACTTCAATCACGAAGGCTATGCAATAGAAAACGCAAGGCAAATTATCATTTCAGATGCTGAAGATTATGTAGACTCTTATTCTTACGGTGAATATATTGACTGGGACCAATTCCTAAAAGATTTACTAAATGGTTATGTAGAAGAAAATCCAAAATATGAAGAGTTAGTGGATGATGATCCAAACCAACTTCTTTCTATTATATGGAAGGAATTACAAATTGACCCAGAAATTTTAAGTATTGCTTATGATCAAGGAGATGTAAGAAATTTAGCAATGAAGAAGTGGGGCTGGAAAGCTGCAAGAGGTAATCACGTTCAAACATGGACTCTTACTAGAGAAGATTCACTAAGTATAATATCAGGTTTACATGAAGTTCTTCCTTATGACAATAAGCAAGACTTTGAAATAGAATTAGAAGTAATGTCAACCAGGAAATTGTACCAGATACCACTTTCTATTTTGAATACTGGCAATCCAATGAAAATAATGAATTACGATAGAGAAAAGCAAAATTCAGAAAAAGAAAAATCATATTCCAATGCATTTAACCAAATAAACAAACCTTCTAATCCTTTTTATAGTAGGTTTGGTGATTAGGTTGTCTTGCTCTCCAGAATTATTTCTTTTACCATCATCTCAAACCATCTATTTTCCAGTTCGTTACCTCTACCTACCATCTCACAAATACCTTTTTCATTTGTAAGATCTAATATACCAACCTGTCCACTTAATTTCATCATGAGTTCTTCAGGTGTTAATTCAAGACCTTTCTCAGCTAGAAGCTCTCTTAGTCTATAAAAATCAGTCTTTGCTATGTTCATTTTTTTTCTTCTTCTTTTTAGGTTTTTTATTATAATTAGCACCTAAAGGTAGTGCAAGACCTGCAACATCTGCTGATGATGTTGCATTTTCTTTTAGTTTTTCTTTTAAGAATTCTTTGAACTTTTTCATTACATCCCCATTGGACTTTGTGGTTGATTTAATCCTTGACTCATAAGTTGATTGAATTGATCAATATTTAATGTAATTCTTTGACCACCCATCGATGAAGCCAATTGTGTTCCATCATCATCTTTAGAGTAGGTTCTAGTATTTAGGCTCTTATCTGGTGATATTTTTATTGTCACATGAGTCACTTCTTCGCCAGATTTCTGAAAATCTTCTATAGTAAAATGAATTTTATTCATTAACTTATCACCTATTTTCACATTAGATGCTACGTAAGAATTACCCTTTAGGTGTTCTGCTCCTATTGATAATTCTCTATCTAAACCAGATAAGTACCCTTGTTCTGCTAAATTAATATAAGATTTAAAATTTTCCATAATATCTATATAGTAATATGACACTTCCATTTAATAATAAATCAAGACAAAGAAAATTTAATTGTTTTGTTTGTGGTACAGAACTTCCTTCTTTAGAAGATTTCAAAGAACATGTAGTTAAAGAGCATGAAGAACTGAAGGATTATATTATATGTCCTGTACCACACTGTAAAACGCCCGTTAGGGACCTCAAAATGCATGTTAAGTGCAATCACCCAGGATTAGATACTAAACGTCTTAAAGGTCCTCTCAGGGCTATTGTGTGGCGTGATTTCAAGAATGGTAAGACTAAAAAGAAAGTAAACTTCAAAAAAGGTGTCCATGAATCAACTAAAATGAAAAAAGGCTTTATTTTTAGAAGTGGAATGGAAGAAAGTGTCTTTAAAGCCTTAGATGATCATAAAGACATATTAGCTTATGAAGTAGAACCTTTTGTAATTGAGTATTTCTTTGAGGGAGCTAATCATAAATACACTCCTGATGTATTTGTTACATTTCAAGATGGGAAGGAAGAGATCTGGGAAATTAAGCCAGAGAATCAAACAGAAATGGCTATTAATAAAGCTAAATGGGAAGCTGCCAGACAAGCAGGTAAAATGCGAGGATGGGAGTTTAAAGTAATTACAGAGAAATCCGTAAAAAACCTTATTAATGAAGCTAAAAAATGAATTTTATAGAATGGTTATTAACTGAAAAGACTTTGTACCATGGAACAGTGGTAGATAATTTGAATGATATTAAAAGATTTGGTTTAGTCGCTGGATGGCATAATGATGATGGTCCTGGAGATTTCGTACAGCATTATTACGGCGATTATGCTCCTGAAGATATGAGTCAGGTTCGTCAAGGAATATTTATGGCTGACAAAAAATCATTACATAAAGCTGTTACCGCTATGGAATTTCATGTCGCTAAAAAAATGAATAAAGACACAGGTGATGTTTCAGATATTGATATTAGAAATCACGGACTTATAGTAATAATCAAAGATGAAGACGATTACCACAAACCGTATGATCCTAATAATTACGAAGATGAAAATCATGACATGTTCGGCATTGAAGATGGTGATTATGCTGCTGAGAATGAATCTGGCGATTTATATTTAAGAGGTTCGAAATTACTCAAATTCCTTCAAATGAATGGATATGCAGATTTCGGGAAAAACAATTCAGAAAAATGGAAGAACAAATTACAAGGAAATAAAGATTCAATTGAAATGAGCAAGTATCCGTTACTTAGATGGGCAAATAAACAAAACTAGATTCAACTTAGCGATTTTGCTAAATTGAATTCATGAGCATAGAATCTTTTACAAAACATTATATTTTACCTCAAACGATAAAGTTCGTAAATGAAACCTATTCCCCACAAAGACTCATAAGAAGATTTGATGAACCTATACCAGAAAAGTACACTGGAAAATCCTCATACAGAAGTAGAATTGGTATCATCATGGAAGGTGTTCTTGGAGATAAAATAAATGAAATTTTATCACAAAGCTTTTCTAATCAATTTACATTAACCAATAATCTAGTCAACGAATTCCCTGATTTCTACATAAGGGATCAATCTTTTAATATTAAAATGGGTTTAGATATTAAATGCGTTCACAGGAAATCAGAAGAGAAGTCCGCAAGATTTGATACTTTGATTAAAGATTTGAAAGAAGATGACTTCTTGTTATTGATATCTTGGGATTGGAAGTCAATTGGAGATGCTTCATTCCCTTACATACTTGACCACGCTCTTATTAAAGCTATTCCTATTGCCAAAGAAAGGGATAAACGTTTGAGAATAACAGGAGGTTGTATCCAAGATGGCAAAGTTTATATCAAGTCCAAAAAAGATAACAAAATGATTAAAGATAATCATAATTTTGGAAAGCTAAATAGATTAATACATGAATCTAGAATAAATCAACTTTTTTGTAAAGATGTGGAAGAGTATATAAAATTTACAAAGAAGTTAGATTAATCACCTTTTACAATTCTATAAGAATCTTCTTCAAAATGTTCAGTAGAGGTTTCAAATAAGCGAGAATCTTCTTCTAAGGCTTCCATTTGGTGTCTTAATCCTCTAGGAACATAAAACGTATCATCTTCTTCTAATATTACTGATTCAGCTAAGGATAAATCATCTCCAAAGCTATATCTAATAATAAAAGAATTTTTAATTACGTGAAAATGTTCAGTCTTTCTTTTATGGTAGTGAAAGCTGCAAAGTTTTCCTTTATTGAAATGTAATACTTTAGCACAATAATCAGGAGAGTTTGCTAACCAGTGCTCAAACCCCCAACCTTTAGGAACTATGATTCTGTCTAAATTTTTCATAAAAACTCTCTTCTAAATATTTTTCTCTAAAATTTTCATCAGTTATATGTAATCTGTATTCATCATTACGAATATCAATCAAATCATATTTGTAATTTTTAGAATCTAAATAGTTACAAACATTATTCGATATTGGTAATTCTACATCAATAATTAAATCCTCTCCGTTTTTAGCAGCGGATACTAATCCCATAATCCACATTTCGAACAATTTTTCATCATTTAATATACATTTTGGAATGGTTTGTTCTCCCCCTTTGTATACATCTAGTTCTTTAAATTCTTCTACTAAATCTGAATTAATATTCACACCAAAATAAACATGTTTTAAATATTTCTCTTCCCTTATTTTATTTTTACTTATTTCTTTGGTTAAGAACAAAGCTTTTTCTTTATTTTTGGCTTCAAAAATATTCACACAAGTATTTGTTACATCAATTTCCCCTGAAAAAAGAAAACCTGCAATGTATGCTTCTTTTTCAGATAAATTTCGACAATCAAACTCTGTAGGATGGTTTCTAGGAATTAACTTAAACCATGATAGGAAGTCAAAAACAAATTTACCTAATCCTTCTCTTCCTTCGGTTTTATTGACTAAAACAAAATTAAAGTCTCTTCTATTGAGATCTATTTCGCTTTCATGGTTTGAATAATCTAAATTATTAGGACGTATAATAAATAACGATATAGCTCCTAAAGAATCTAACTTGGCTTTTTCATCTTTAAACCTTGAATCATCAATAACATAATTCTTGTTCGGAACTATTTTTTCTACTAAAGATTCAACATGAAAATTTGGTTTATGTTTTCTTAAAACTTCTGTGCCAATATACTGTAAGGCTTGGCGGCGAGAAAGAAAAACTCTGTTTCCTGTATGGGGAAGAGATGGGTCACCAATTAGTTCTGCTAATTTTTTAGATTCTTCTTCTCCGTAAAAGGCACCTTCTTTTAAAATCTCTTCTTTGTAGTTGATGTCTGATATTTTCTGACGATCCCAACCATACAATTCACAAACTAAGTCTTTTAATTTGTCCGCAAAGGATATCTTTTCGAAACCAACTTTGATAAGTTCATTAGCAAGAGTAGTTTTACCAGACCCTTTTCGACCAGTTATGCTTATTATCATTTTGTTTTTACTTATTTTACTTAAAGGAGAATGTTATGAAAAAGTTTTGGAAAAAGAACAAAGAGAAGAAATGTAAAAACTGTCCTCTATTTGAAGCCAATAATAGAAGATGTAGGGTTTTGGTTAGATTGGATGAAAACACAGTAGAGAAATTACCAGTTGATGCTGAAGATGATTGTTTTTGGTTATCTTTCAAAGAGGGAGAACTTTACATTGATCAATTGATTTGGAGAATGAAAGAAGGACAAGACAATAAAGTAGAATTTGTACATCCTCCTGAGTTCTTTAAATAACCTATCGGTGAGGTACAGGTAAAAGTACTGATGTAGCAACTGTAACTGCCTGTGCCAATGTTTTCACTCTAAAATCTGTCGCTTCTTTAATCATAGGATGATTATGAATATTTTCCTCTTCAGATATAACAATTAATGGTATCTTATAGGCATATGCCCAAGCAATTTCCATTACAGTCCCAATACTTACTTTAGGATAATCCAGGAAGTTTACTATTATCAAATCACTTCTTTGACAATCATTATGGTCTCTACTAGTAATTCCTCTTGAAGAGGAAAGAACAGTAGCTATTTCTCCAAGATGATGAGAATTATCGTAACTTCCAGAAATGTCTTCCATACCTTCTAGGTACTTTTTTCCCCTCATAGGACTCATTCCTATAATTTCTTTCGGGAACATTTTCATAATTTCTTCCCTCCAACCTATACTATTATCAAAACTTAATCCTGATATAGGTCCTGCTAAATATACAATAAATCTCATTCCTGAATCTAATACAGACTTTTCATTTGATTTATTTTTCTTGAAATTAAAATTCACTGATTAAACTCCGATTGGAACATTGCTTTTCTAAATCTTTCTTCACTAAAACCCATAACTTTTCTAGCCTTTTCAGGATATTTCTTTACATCTTTAATTGATCTAAATCCTGCTGCGTATAATTTTTCTGCTCTTACCTTACCGACATCATTGATTTCACACAATGGTAATAAGGCGTCAGAGACACCATATCTGATTCTCATGGACATTTTCTTGAGAAAGTCCCTCTTATTCCATTTAGCACCCATAGAATCGATTGTATAGAGTACAGAGAGTGTTCTTTCAAAGTCTGATTGAATACCTCTACACATTGCAGCAAAAGGACCAGGATTAAGACCTTTTAGTAGCAAATAATAAGCATAAGCACCTTTCGCTGCCGAACCATTATCAAATTTGGTGCCAAAACGGTTTCTCAATTTAGCATCAAAAGCTCCCATGAATTCCTTTTCTGCTTTAGTGGTAAATCCTGCACGTATTGAATCAATATTACCTAATGCTGCTGCAATAGCTACATCATCATTTTCCCAATCCAAACCAAATACAGTATTAAAGTTTTTAGACAGGTCTGAAGCATCGAAAGGAGAGTAATAGAACATACTAGAAACTTTTCCAATAGGAGTCACTATATATTCATCATTCTCAACTTTAACAGCTTTACACTTCAATAATAATTCAATTGTATTTTCAACAATATCGTCATGAAGATCATTAGCTTGAAATTTAGCCAAACTCTTTTCATACCAAGAATAAAGATCCTCTTTAGTCTTAATCACACCTTGAAAAATTTCACTAACTATATGAAAAGCTAGAGTTTTGTAGTGAGGATTATCTTCATTTCCCACATAATCTAAAAGGCGACTTTCAATGTCTCTAGGAGTTGACAGTCTTTCATGATGATGTTCAAAGTTATTGTCTGGGAGTAGAACATAAGCATCGCCTTTTGGATCTAACCCAACACGACCTGATCTACCTATCTCTTGGAATATATCATAGGATTCAACTTCGGTCATCCCACGATGAACACCTGCTATAATAACTCTTCGGGCAGGCATATTAATACCCCAGGCGAGTCCAGATGTAGCAATCAGAACTCTCAACTTCTTTGTTCTAAAATTTAGTTCTATTTTTTCTCTTTTTTCTCTTGTAAGATCTGCACTATGAAATTCACATGGTACTCCATTCTCTTCAAAATGTTTTTTCATTTTTAAACCTGTTGTTTTCGTATGGGCAAACACCAGGAAGTGATCTTCATCATGTTCTTCAATAATTTCTAAACATTTCTTTATTTTAGAATCTTCATTATAATTGTAATATTTTTTGTGTTCATAAGTCTCCCAATGAATATCCAAAGGACAAGGTCGGTATTCTGATTGTAAAAGATAAGTATCTCTACCAGTCAGACTATAACTAACCCATTCTGCTATTTCTGCGACATTGGGCATTGTTGCAGATAAAAAAACCATTCTGCACTCAGGTGATATTTCTGAGAATTTCATTAAACCCACTTCTAAGTGATCGCCACGTCCACCTACTGTCAAGAGGTGGCAATTCGATACTAGTACATCGTCAGCAAAATAATTGTGATAATCCTCTATTTCTAGATCATAAACATAATCTATACCACCTCTGCCCCATTTTTTTACTTCGATAATTTTAGAAGAATGATTATTTAGAAAATATGATATTTTTTCATCAACATGAGCAACGCCTTTTTCAACATCCTTATTTGTTAAATACAAACACTCATAGCCTATTTCGGCGTACCTCTCTACAGTTTCAAGTATTTCTTCTTCTGTATGCCAATACTCTACATCACCTACTTCAATAACTTTTCTTTTACCATTTACTTTGAAATCAGGGTTTTTTCTTTTGCTATTTTTGAAAGTTAACCAAAATTTACCATTAGACGTTTTTCTGATACCTTTTTCACAAGCTATTTCGTCAACAAATAACTCCAAGGAAGTGTCATAAGTTTTATTCTTAGGAGTATTAATAAATCTCTGTATTTGTAACTCTTTTTCTTCTTCGGATAGATTATTCCATCTATCCCTACCAGTTTGTTTTAATTTTTCTACCGCACCTTCTACATTATAAATAGGATTATTTTTTCCTAATCTATTTCTGCCCATTGCTTTCATCGAAGCTTTAAATTTAGGACTATCCATTTTCGCTTTATTGATTTTATCATAATGATCTTGAGTATAATGATGATGACTTTCATGAATTCCTCGTGAATGCGCATTTTCGAACTCTTTACCACAAACCTTACAAATGTTTGTTTTAGGAATGTATTTAGGTTTTTCTGAACCACAATGATTTAAATGGTTTTTATAACCATACACTGATATTTCTTTGTCACACTTTTCGCATTTTTTGACACTATCTGAATGATTCGTGTTTTTACCTTTAGATAGATGTCCGTAAACGTAATGCGAATTTAAAGCTGATTTACTTTTAAATTCTTTATCACATAAAACACATGACAAAGAGTCATCCTCTGGGATGTATTTGATTTCATCAGAAGATGTTAAATCACTAGCCTTTTTATAACCTTTGGAAGTCCAGATTTTGTGATCTTCAGTACAGATCAAAGAGCCATATTCATGTTTGACCCTAACCAAGCCCTTAGTTCTTGGTTTTTTTATTTTTCTAAGAATCTTCTTTTTGACTAATGAATTCGTACAATGATCATATGCTAAAACTTCGTTGATATCATCAGATTCTACAATATTTTTAATAGGCAATTCCAAGTTTCTTTCTATCTTTATTTTGGTTTTACCAGGAAAACATTCATCGACTATAATGGTTTTAACATCTTGAAGAAAGTTATTCTTTTCTGATTTAAAATTTCGACAACGACTTGATAACATTTCAGATGTCATCAATATAATATCAGCATCATCTAATTCTTTTTTCCTTGCTTCAGTGATTCTATAATCACCAGTCATTATAGAAATTTTAAGATCAGAAAAATGATGATTTTCGGACAACCAATCATCTGTCTTTTCTTTGGCTAATGCTTTGAGTGGAGCTAAATATATAGCCTTGCCCTTAGTTCTATCATCAGGGCGTTTTCTTGCATTAGGACGAACTTCAGAACTAATGAATTGTTCTGCTACGATTGTTTTGCCACTCGATGTTTGAGCAGCAACTATACAATTACAATCTTGATCATAGAATTCAAAGGTTCTGCTTTGTACTGGGTTGAATTCGTCGAAAGGGAACTTAGCTGATTTAAACGAAGAGGTAGGGACCAAAACGTGTTGGTCCCCCACTTTTTTCACTGGTGGCATATGAACTACTTTTTACTTAGTTGCTTTAAAGATTCTAATTTCGAAGATGCTTTTCGAGTAACAGAATCTACCATACTATACCATTCATTTCTAGTCTCAGCACTTCTTAACCATCGGTCTAATTCAAAAGATTTTTCAAACTTTTGAGTCAACCTAACGTCATCTCCATAGAATTTTTGAGAAGAGAAATTGACAATTTCTTCTAAATCTTCCTTACCCAACTTATTTAAATAGTTGTTGATTATTTCACTACTGTTAAAATTACTCATATTCCACCTTTATCAAAATGTTGCAAACAAATAAAATACACGATTACCTTGTTAAAAATTGGGCTGAATTCATTGAGCCACGAGGATTGATCAGATTTCTAAAAGAAGAAACTGATTCAAACAATTTAAATAAAATAACAGTATCCCGTTTTGAAATCAATAGTATCGGATATTTTATTTGGGCGGATTTCGATATTAACCAAAAGAACTTAACGGCTGAACTTCAATTTGATCTAAAAGGAAACCTTCTATCTAAAAAGATTCATTATCTAGATTAGATCGTAAGTAGTAAATTCTCCTATATCATTAGATATTTCATCTTCCCATAAGAATGTACCTTTGTCAGAATCTTGATTCTTGCATTTAATCATAGTATTATAAGAATCTATAGAAATTGTTTTATCTTGTCTAGAAGCTTCCACCCAACAGTAGTTGTCAGCTTTAATTTTACCTTTTTTGCTATCTTGGGTTATTCCTACATCTAGAATAATACCGTCTGGGAGGGTTAGTGTAATAGATCCTTCTTCGATAAGATGTTTTATAAGAAGGCATTGGATTTTATCAACTCTATTCATAGCTAGAATTCTCCATTCTTTAAGATATGACAATTAAATTGTCATATTATTTATGTTTATGAATCTAACCAATTGATAAAAAAAGATTAATAAAAGTCAAAATCAGAGGCTTCTACGTAATTATATTTGAAATTACCGTACTCTCTCTCTTCATATTCATCTAAATATGGACTCTCAATAGCAATATTGTCGAAGTTTTCATATACTGACCAACAGTATACCTTTTTCTCTTTGTCTATTAATTCCATTAAAACTAAATGAGAATCACCCAATAGTTTTTTACCAATCTTCACTACCATGTTTATTGGAAGGAAGAAACAATTATCACTATAAATTTGTGCTGATTTTAAATAATAATTTTCAAATTTAGATTTATTATAATAAATACCAATTTCATAACCATCTATAACCATAAAGTCTCTTTTAATATAACTTAAATCGTCTTCTATTTCTTTTGGTCCGACTGGATAATTAAAAGTCGAAAGATAATCTCCTAAAGAAAACATATTATTGATAGAATTGTCAATTTTGTCATTATACAAATACTGATCAGCCCAATTCATATTAGTACCTATTGATTTCGGTTTTAACATTTATTATTATTAACTTAAAGGAGACAATTAATGTTAAAAAAATGTATAAAAATTAAAACAAACAACGCTGAATTCTACACTAAAAAAGATAATTTAGAGGCTTTGAAAAGATTTGTAGAATTAAGTAAGTATCAAGTTTCTACAACAATGGCTGACGAGAAATTCATTTTAGGAATTGATGACTTGTCTAGAATCATATGTGAAGAAAAATACAACCAAAAATCAAATTCATTTCATTGTAATAAATCTAACCTAGTTAACAATAAAAAAATGACTCAAAAACATATCGAAAGATTGTTATTAACAGGAGAGGTTGTTTCTTTAAATGATATTAGATCAGTAGATGATCTATCTAAGTTGACCTCTGCTTACTTGTGTAACAATTTTAAGTTGGTTAGAAAGAAAATGACGGATAATGGAAAAACCATTATCCGTCACAGTAGAGGTGTTTATCAGATGATCGACTAATCTTGTTTATTACCAAACATAGCTGAGAGATCTTCTTCTTCGGAACTTTCAGCTATTACTGAATCTTGATTAGATAAAGCAATAGCATTTTCCCACTCTTGTATGTAAGCTTTAACTTCTTCTTCAGATTCTGCATCAATACATTTATAGTTCTTGATGATTAATTCTGGGTCGAGAGGTTTATCAAGAGATGATCTGAAAGAACCTTCTCCATATCCTTCAACAAACTCATAAACACCTTTACCAGATGAACTTTTCACACGTCCCGCTTTAACAAGTATATCAAGTAAACCACCAGTAGGGTGTATACCACTATCAAAGAATAAAGGTATTTTCTCAGCAACTAACCCTGGAACATTATGTCTATTCTTTTTATTAGTAATCTTCATATTAACACCTAATGGCATTTTAGTATCTTTGTCAGTGAATCTTTGTGGAGCACCTGTTCTAAACCTCATTGAAGCATAAAACTTCAAAGCTTCTCCACCACCAGCAGTAGTATCAGGATCACCAAACATAACACCAATCTTCTTTCTAACTTGATTAATAATATAAAGAGTAGCGTTATTTTCATTAAGAAAAGGATTCAGTTTTCTCAAAACATCACCAGCAGCTTTTGCTCTTTCCCCAGGACGAGCATTACCACCAGCATCTGATATTTGTTTAGCTGTAGGATTTTCAGGCAATTCTGTTTCGTTCCATTCCCTATCAGTAGTATTAACACCAATTGAGTCCCAAACTATACCAATAGGTTTATCTGGGAATTTTGCTCTGATAGTATTTACAACAGATATTACTTTCTTCTCAACTTGCTGAAAAGTAATAGGACTGTATGTTAGTAGTCTATCAGAATCGACATGACCACAACGTTCTGCGAATTCAGCACCTGATGATCGTTCGCAATCCAATAGAACTGCAAATCCATCCATTCGTTGAACTGCACCTAGGAAACAATAACCTAAAAGAGACTTCCCACTTGCCTCAGCACCAAAAGCTTCGATTATTCTTCCACCAGGAAATCCACCAGTTATAAACTTTCCTGAACAACAGAAGTTTATTGAAAGATTCCCTGTATCAACGAAATAGGGCACTTTACCAGCGTCTCGTAGCGTTTGTCCGTCTGTATCAGCCAAGATACTGGTGATGTCATCATTGATACCAGTAAGCTCAGTATCTTCTTTTTTAGTTCTCTTTTTTGCCATTTTAATATACCTAATTATTTGTTCTTAATTACACTGATTATTTAATTGTTGCAGTTTTAGTTAGTTATTTTGTTCTGTTTTTCATATGAATAAAATTTTTCTTTCTTACATTCCATAAAAACGGTTGCTCCATTATACATCCAGTCTCTTATTTTCAAAGCAGGTTTTCCTTCATAAGATAAAGAATACGAATGGTTTCTACGTTTAGATTTATAGATTTTATTGTTATTTAAATCCAATTCTTCAACGAAAAGTTTTCTAATATCTGTAAGAAAACTCTCAACTCCAGATGCAATACTAAATGATGGATAAGAATAAATTATTTCTTTAAATTTGTGTAACAAATAAAAAATAGACCCATCTCCATCAAATAATCCTCTCATAAAATGTCTGTTTAAATCTTCATTTATTTTAGGAAATTTAACAGTTAAAGTTTTATTAGGAATAACTCCCAAACTATTTAAAGAGCTATACATAATATCACTGCATAACCTTATTGAATATGAAGGATTGCCATTTTTTCTAATGAGAGGTCCATGAACTGGACTATCCGCTTTTATTGAATTTTTGAATTTATTCAAATGTTTTTCAGCTTCTAGAACTAGCTCGATTCTTAATTCACCTTGTACATTTTTTCGTTTTGTTACAGATCCATCAGCATATGTGAACTACCCCGACCCTAAAGAGGTTTGGGTCGGAGTACCGACCCAAACTTTCTACGAAAGTAGGGGTTTTCTCGCCGCCGATGGATAAAACCTAACCAATAAGCTTTTGATTCAGTATTTATTTCATCAAAGTAGTTATAATCAAAAGAATACTTACTGTAACCTATTTTCCTTTTTCTAATACCTATTCTTTTCGCTCTTTGTTTAACTCCAAGCCAAGGTCTAGAAAGAAGATTTAATAAAATTTCTTCTTTTTTTGCCACTAAGTAATTATTTTTGAGATGATCATCTTCTTCTTTAGACCATTTAGGATTCTTTGTCATTAAGTTATTCTGTGATTTCTACGGGTTCAACTTTTATATCTATTGTCAGTGCAGAATTGACTATAAAAGGCTCTAGGACTCTTACAATTTTTATTTCTTTACTATCTCTTTCTCGGAACTGGAGAGTTGATCCAGGAAGAATCTTAATCAAATTTGTTCCCCAGTCTGATTTATTTTCCATCATTAGATTGTATCTTTTTTAAGTTTTTATTACTATAACTAAACAAAAAAAACTCCCATAAAAAATATGGGAGTTTTATATATTATCAAATTGATATTGGTTTATTCAGAATCAGAGAGTCCACGCAAGGTATTAAAGAATTCTTCATCAACCATGCTTTCTGTTTCGTCTACGTTGAAAGGTGACTCTTCTTGTACAGAAGAAGTACTTGCTTGTGCAACAGGCTGAGTCTCTTGAACAACAGCCTTAGTTTCTTGAATAACTGCTTTAGTTTCAGGTGAATCTTGATTATTGGAAGGTTCGTACTGGGAAGCATCAAACTCAGTATTTTCTTGGATAACACCAAGATGAACTTTTAACTCATGATCAATTTCTTCAGCACTCTTTAGAATCCTTAAAGTACTTAGATCATGTAATTCTTCCATCCATTGCTTGCATTGATCTGGGTCACCAGCAGGTAATTCATCTTTGAACATTGAACTATCATAGTTAGGAAAAGCATCTTCTCCTGATTGCTTAACGTTTTTGATAATCATAAAATCACGACCTGTCTTTAGATCAGTAATATCACCATAACCTTTAATACCCATTTCTTTATCCCCACAGGCTCCTCTAAGGATTAACTCAAGTAGAGTTTGTCCAACGGAGAGAATCTTAGGACCAACATTTTTAGAAACTACACCATTTTCATCAGTTTCTTCTCTGACAATAACATTGAAGTAAAATCTAGGAATAGGCTTGATTTGACGATAAAGATCTCTCATAGCCTTTTGTTCTTGTGGTGGAGCTTGTTCTGACTTTTTCCACAAGTACCGTAAGTAATCTCTAATAGGATTCTTACCTACCCACTTTCCATCTACCTTATCACATGGATCATGTAGATTCTTACCATTGACTTTAGAAATCCTTGTTTCTTGATACAAGGACGCTCCAGGAGCAGGTGGTAGAATTCGAACTACAACAGTTCCTTTTCCTCGTGGCATTCTAACGAAATTCTTGAGGTATGAATCATCTGGACCACCAGTTGATTTGATACTGTTGTAGGCACTTTGAAGTTGGTTAATAGCGTTCATTTTTGTCCTCCGTAGGTTTCCCTACAAGTATGTTGAAATTGTTTCAGTGTTATAGTAATTATCGTAAGTGGTTTCAATATCGTTCAATCTTTTTTTTTATTCTTTTTCAGAATCATTATTTTTATTAAGAATTTCTCGTGTTCCTTCAGGCTCAACCGACTTAGCCATCACATCTAATTTCTCTTTAAATGTAGAACAACCTTCTGATTCAAGTTTTTCATTGATTTCTTTTCTTGAATTATCTTCAGTTTTTTGTTGTTCTTGTAAAGTTTTGAGCATTTCAAGATTTTTTTCTATTTGCTTCTTTATATCTTCTTGAGATTGTTCAAAAGACAAGTTTGGATCTTTCCTATATGGTCTTGGTTTTTCAGAAAGTTTTCGTTCAAGATTATCACAGTATTTCTTTTCTTTAGCATTCTTACGAAGACTCTCCCGAATTTTTAAAACTTTAGCTTTCTTATCTTTTTCTTTAGCTTTTTGCTTCTTGATTTTCTTGTTTGTATTCATAAATCACCTTATTTCTATTCTTGAATCTGTTGAAATGACTTCGGGGAAAAAGCATATTAATTGTTTTTCTGAATTAACAACATTACCTGTATTTTGTAGGTACTGGGACAGAGAAAGTATAAACTCAAAAAGATTTTCTTTGTTTAATTCTCGCCCTCTTGTCGTATTTATATTGAGGTTATCAAAGTGAACTACCCCGACCCTAAAGAGGTAGGGGCTTCCTGCTTCACTCACAATTGCTTTATTTCCAATTAAGGATACAAGTCTAATATCATGTCCACAGGCTTTTTACTTCAGGCGGTTCCCGCCTTGAAGATTTGATCCTAACTAAAGGATCGTTTTTGTGTTTGCCATTTGGTTATCATAGCAAATATATTATAGTAATATATTATAGTAACATATTGTTAAAAAACAAGTTTAATTATGTCTAATTGGCGGCTCTCATCCCACTACCCTAAAGAGGTTTGGGTCGGAGTACCGACCCAAACTTTCTACGAAAGTAGGGGTTTTCTCGCCGCCGATGGATAAACAACACTGTGAATACCTGTGATTGGGTTGCTTATTGTTATATTTCTAGCTTCTTCTGCACCTAATCGTATTTTTTTTATATAATATTCATCAAGGTGAGGATTTTTATCTGGTCCTATGCCATCTCGTAATTTTGGAAGGCAATATTCATCACAACAAGGATCAACATTCTTCTTTTCTGATTCTACTTTGTTTTTGCGTTTAAAAAAACCAATTATTTTATCTTCTTAGTTTTGAAATATCTAAAGTATCTTCTGTATTCAGACCATCCCACAAATCAATGGAGTCATTACTTTCTGTCAAACCATCGTCCATAGGTTGTAAGTTAGGAGTTTTAGTAGCAACAAACCACATTGCATCAGCTTTGATCTTTTTATTATTATCGTCTAAAACATAATATCTTTGTAAAGCACCAGACCCTTCTACACCTACTATTTTATACTGATTTCCTTTGGTCAGTTTCAAGCCCATTGATTTAGCTTTATGTTCTTCTAGTAATTCAGGATCAAAATATTCTTTTTTCAAAACAGTAAGGCTAGCAACGTTCCCGTTTTCAGTGTTTTGAGGCGGAGGCGGTGGGAGATTAGAAGGTTTTTCAGGTTTATTAGGATGTAAATAATCTTTAGAATATAAAGATTGAGGTTGAGAATTAATTTTTTTAGCTAATATATTTTCTATCAAGGCTTCCAAGTTAGGTTCTTCAGTAACATTATCTTCATGACAAACAGGACCATCATCAAATCTATATTTCTTATTTTTTATAATAATACTTTCATCATTTTGCTTAAACGATAGTTGTTTTTTAGTGTATTCAAATATCTCGACATCTTCTATTAAAATATTACGTCTTGCCATTTGGGACATTATTTTTGCAGCAACTGATTCTAAAGATGTGTCTTCGTGATACTTTCCTACTCTAATCGTTTTATTTTTGATCTCTGAAGAGTAATTACCTGGAGATTCTTCTTCTCTAAAATGATAAATTAGTTCAAAACCCATTATTTCACCAAAATTGCAGTACCATACCTCGTATTAAAATAAATGAGTTCTCTATTTATATTTTTAGATAAAGTGATGACTACTTCTTTAGATTCTTTTTTCTTTTCTACAGCTTCGACAACTAAACAGCCACCAGAGTAAACTTTCTTCCATAAAGTTTCTAATACATAGCGATTTTGTTCTTGATCTTCCGTAGCTTCATGAAAAATGACATCAAAAGATAAATTTAAGTTTTCGATACTGTCTATAATCGTAATATTATTTTTATAAAAATGTTTCAAATTACGATTGAAGAATCTTGGAGAGTAGTTTTCATCTGTAGGATTATACAAGAATACATCTTTAACAGTATTACATGAAGAAAAAAATGAATATGGTACCAATCCTATATTTAAACCATAAAAAAAAGCTTTCTTAGGTTTGATTTCTTTTCCTAAATAATAAAAGAAGGGAGCGTATTTTGGATCATCCAAAATATATTCATATTCCCTGGCATTACCTGGAAATCTAAAATTAGATAATAATGCTGTCGGGTCGACAAGTGGTCGCTTCAGCATTTTGTTTAGTATTTCAATATTCATATTTTAATTAATAAAGGGGAAACGTTACTTACATTCACGTTTCCCCTTTATCAAGTATTGATTGTTAAATCATTTTAAACATTACTGGTCATGACTAGCAGTAACCCCCATATAGTAACTTATTTAATCAAAATCATCTGATATTATTTCAATATGGTTGTAAATACTCAGTTTCTAGATTTCGAGAAGACTCATACCTGACATACTATATATTAGTAATTGTTTGCAAATTAAATATATCTTTTTCATTTTTGCTGCTGTAACTTTTCCATATGAGTAAATCGAAGTCAGCTAATGACAGATTCGATTTATCAACTAAGTCAAGGTGAACTACCCACCCACGGCAGAGCCGATGGGTTGGGCTTCGGGTTTCACAGAGTGTGCGTTATTGCTAACGTCTGATTTCCTCTCCACCTTCGTAATCGCCAGTTCCTGACGATATATTTTTAATCCTTCATTTAAAATGTTCTTTGCTGCGTTTAAATCACGGTCTAATTTATGACCATTTTTGCAAGTCCATTCTCTAATTGAAAGATTTAAGTCTTGGTTTATCCAACCACATTCACAACACGTTTTTGATGATGGATACCAGCGATTGATTTTAACGACTTCTTTGTCGTTCCAATCCGCTTTGTATTCAAGTAACCGAACAAATGTTCCCCAACTTGCATCAGATATATGTTTGGCAAGTTTATGGTTCTTTACCATACCCTTTACGTTAAGGTCTTCCAAAAAAATCACATCATAATCTGATACTAATTGATGAGATACTTTGTGCAAGTTATCCATTCGTGAATTGGCTATCTTTTCGTGAATCAAGGCTGTTTTTCGTCTTTGTTTTTCAAACGAACCACTACCTTTTGTTTTACGAGAAAGATGTTTTTGTGCTTTCGCTAACTTTCTTTCATATTGTTTTGTGTATCTATTATTCTTAAATTTTATTCCATCCGATGTAATAGCAAAGTCTTTTAATCCTAAATCTATTCCACATACTGCACCAGTCTTTTCTTTTGGAATATATTGTTCTTCTGATAGAATTGATACAAAATATTTTCCAGTAGGTGTTTTAATTAAAGTGCATTTACCTATTTCACCTTTTACTTCACGATGAACATTTACCTTTATTCCCTCTTTGAATTTTGGAGCGTAAAATCTGCCATCATTTAATTTGGCAAACTGCGGAACAGTAAATGTATTTTTCTTTTTTCTTGACTTAAATCTTGGAAACTTTGCATTGCCTCGAAAAAAGTTTACATAAGCAGTGTCTAAACACCTTAAAGCAAATTGTAATGATTGACTATTAACTTCTTTAAGCCAGGCGGTTTCTTCTTTTTTCTTTAATCCAGTAAGAGTTGCTGCTTGTGCGTAGTAGTTATCTGATTTCTTATCTACTTGATATTGTTCCTTGCGTTCATTTAAAAAATGATTGTAAACATAGCGGATACATCCAAAATGCTTATCCAACAGCGTTTTCTGCTCTTGAGTAGGCATTAATTCAAATTGATATGTCCGAAATATTGTTTTCATCTACTATTAAATAGTCTAATATTTTGTAAAGATACAATTTATTTATACAATTACGCAATTTTTTTGTAAATATTTCCATTTTGATTGAGAAACATTCACGAAAAACTTCGCTACCATGTCTAAAAAAAGTAATTACATCAGCACAAATCGGTCTAAACATTACCTTAAATGTCATTTAATCTTTGTTTGTAAATATCGTAAACCAATGTTGGTTGGTCAGTTAAATTATGACATTAAGCAAATCTTCTTATCTATTGCCAGTGAGTCAGATTTTGATATTGAAGTGATGGAAACAGACCAAAATCACGTACATTTTCTAATTCGTTACATTCCACGTTGGTCTATTGCTCAAATTGTCCGTAGGTTAAAACAAGAATCTACTCGTCAAATATGGTTATTACATCCAACTACTTTACGTAAACAATATTGGTATCAGAAACTACTTTGGTCGGATGGGTATTTCGTTTGTTCAATAGGTGAAGCATCACCTGATACTATTCGTGAGTATATCCTTAATCAGGGTTATTCGCTTACATCCCACCCACGTAAAAACGATGTGTGGGTTTTACGCTCCGTTTTATAAAGAAGCAAAACAACTAGTTAAGTTAAATTACATAACAATCATACAATAGTTCCCGTACATAATGGTAGAAAACATGTAGTTATTATTATAATATAATTTCGGTACATAGTAAATATGATTAAGGTAACAAAAATAAATGTCGTCTTTTCTAATATTCACTTATTCTGAGAATAACAATGAAAACAAATTCAATGGTTATACTTTTTTTGACACTAATGATAAACCAAGTTGATGCAGGATATCCAGATGGAACAGTTGTTTTTTCATATAAAAACGGGCTGGTAGGACGAATAGCTAAAAGAATTACTGGTGGAGATCAGTATACTCATGTTGGAGTAGTGATAAATAATAAAGTTTATGAATCTGATTGGCCTAGGACAAAAGCTACTCCAGTCAATCAGTATGGCAAACGAAGAACAACAAATGATTATTACGTTCCATTAACACCATATTCAGGTCAAGAAGTACAAAACATGAGAGCATATGCTGATTCTCAAATAGGAACACCTTATAGGCTACGTAATTATTTTCATCCTAATACAAAGAAAACCAATGGTACTTGGTGTAGTCCTTTTGTAGGGAGGATTTTGAATCGTTCAGGTAGATTTAATCTCAGTGAACAAAATTATCATGAACCTCAAAACATAAAAAACAACTTACACGGTTATGGTTTTTCTAGGCGTGTTGTGAAATGAATTTTAAAGATTATATACAATTTGATGAAAACTCACCAGAATATTTATCTTCGGTCAATATGATCAAATCTTTGAATCAATTACCAAAAGAACAAAGCTGGAAAGGTTATCCAACTTGGGATTTTGGGAATGGTGTGATGATTTCTTTATCTAACGAAGACAGAAATATTGACACAGATAATATCAGCCATATTCAAAGAGGTCATCCAGAAAACATATGGTACATCGAGAATATACATTCCAGTAATCCTTCTATGGGATATGGTACTGAAGCACTTGAAAAACTCTTAAGTCTTGCCGATCAAAATAATATCATTTTGAGATTATTGCCAAAAGCCACTTCTAAAGGCGATTCTTTACTAGACAATAATGAATTGAAAAGTTGGTATTCAAATTTTGGATTCCGTACTATTTCTTCTTTATATTATGAACGAAAGCCTAATTAGTAGTTGATAGTTATCTTAATTCTTCTGTTTTCTTTTAAAGCTAAATCCGCTTTTTCTTTTGTTTCTAATGAAAAAGCTAAGAGGATTTGGTCAAGTGGGTCAGTGATTCCACTAATATCAAATGCATGTTGCCACTTTTCGACTAAATCAAAGATATCTTTATTCATATTTCAATAATAACAATAGCTTTTACTGTAAAAAGGATAATCTGCTGTAAATTCTACAACAATATCTAGATCGGTGAATTCCCTTAAAACAGATATTATCTCATGTGTAGTTTTAGGATATCCATAAATTTTAGCTAAAATAGTGTTTTTATTATTTGAATGAAAATCAAAATGTAATATCTTGTTAAAACTTTTCGATCTTCTTAAAAAACCTTTATTCAAGTAAATAGAGTCCCGATATACAGTCAAATCTAATTGATTTAGATAAGACTGTAATATTATATAATCTTTTTTACTTAATATTTTTTCTAGCTCTAAATTATTCATTGGTTATCTACTTTGATCTAGGGAAGTTTCTTATGTAACTAACTTTGACATCAACTGATGGAAGCAGAGAAATCAAAATATTTGCTATCACTTTCACAGTAACAGGGTATCCGTATCCATAAACAGATATTGTTTTATTATAAAAGTTGTATTCTATTTTAGCGATATATTTGTTATTTTTCTAAAATCCTTTCAAATATACACAACCATCATCATGATCATATTTAAAACCTAGTTCATTAATATTAAATATGAATATTAACAAATCTTTATCATTTAACATTACTTGTTATTTCCGAAATAATCATTTTGCATTGAAGCCATATCACTGAATGATTCAGATTTTATATCTCGATTAAGTTTATCCATTTCCTTACGAATCATATGACCTCGACTTGTAGCATTGTCATGTGCTTTATCCCATGCTTTCAAATGCTGTTTAATTTGAGTCACTTTATGTTTTGTACTAATAGAGCTTTTTTTACACTTATCAACTTCAGGATCTAATTTAACTTTAGCTTCACAAGCTTTATCTGATCCTCCTTGACTTTTATGATAATCAAATGATTTAGCAGATGCTTTGTCATACTCCCAATCACAATAAGAAAGAAGGGCTTCAGCTTCAGATAATTTCTGAGAAAAGTAATCGTACCATTGACCCAATGAATCCATAAAATCATTGAGCGTAGTTTCGTTAAACTTCATTCTCTCTGAATCTAAAACTATTTTTTCTTGTCCTAAGACAACGGTTCTTTTATTTTCTGGTGGTTGTTCCATTTTCATCACTTCATATAAGAGTTAATTAATCACCTGCAAATCCATTTTGTGCCTTTTCTATTTCTCCATCCATTTTTCGTTCTTCCTTATTAGACTCGTACTCTTGCATAATTTTATCATATTTATTTCTAGATATTTGATTTATACACAATGTCTCTCTATTAAATTCTACGTAAAGAACGTATCTGCTTTGTCCGTTTCTGTGTTTGATTACAAATATACGTCCTACATCAGCTTCAATTTCATCTTGAGTTCTATTTAAAGACCAACATCCATGAAGAGGTTTAATCTGGGCATAGGAGTCTCCGATATTATCATCATCAATAACTCCTATACCACCAAACATATTACCATTTTTAATAACTTCTTTAGCTGTCTTATTAGGTTGCAATGCCGTATACACAAGTATGTCTAAATCGACCGACAATGCCCCCAGATCTCTTACGATCTTATAACGTGACTCATGGACAGGCATATCAGGATAGTCCTTCATTTCGCCAATATAGTCCAAAACAAGAAGGTCTGGTTTAAACCCGTTTATTTCTAGTTGTTGCAAGTACGCCCTTAGATCGGGAAGTGATAATTGTCCTGGTGGGAATCTTTTAATAATTAATAACCGACCGTCTTCTTGACCTTCAATTTCTTCTGCTAATGCTTGCTTAACCGCTTCCTTATTTTCAAGAATTTTATTGATATTGATATTTGAAATCTGTGCATCAAATCGTTCTGCTACTTCTAATTGAGACATTTCTAAAGAAACATACAAAACTTTCTTTTTCAATGATATGTTTCTTACAGCAGCATTAACCAATGCTAGAGATTTCCCTGATCCTGATAAACCTACCCAAGCAAAAACCTGTCCTCTTTTACAACCACCACCGCTTAGTTTTTCATTAATACCTTCAAAACCAGATGTGAATATTTCTCCCTTTTCTTCATCTTCTTGCATTTGAAGAAACCGTTCTTCGATTTCTTCAAAATAATTCAAACCTATATCAAAGTTTCGATCAACACTTAAAGCTTTTTGTAAAATATCTTGTATTTTAATCCAAGTAGATTCATTAGCAGAATCTTTCTTTAACTTTTGCATACATATACTGAATGCATCTTTTATAGATTGTAGTTTAGCAAATTGAACTATCTTTTCAAGTATTGCTTCCCTGGAATCTGAAGAAGGAATATAATTTTCATAAACATTATTCAGTTCTACTTTAAATCTCGAAACATCTTCTTCTGATTTTCCTGTTTTTTTAAGAAAGCAATATACGTTTTCTTCGACCATCACTCTTGATGGCATCGCTTTATACTTTTCCATATATTCGAAAAGTATTTTACAAAGCTCAATATGAACATCTGAAACAAAGTGAGATGGTTCAATCAAACCTTCTGCTTGAGTAGCGAAGAACTGGTCACAAAGTAGGTTAGATATTACATATTGTTGAAAGCCTGGAGACCAATCGAATTTTTGTTCTTGGGTTTGTAAAGGATCTTGAAGATGATTCACATCATCAATAAAGTCGTCTTCTAAATATTCCATTGCTACCTAAATCTAAAACGTGCCCAAAAGCCAAAAACATATCTAGTGATAATTATTTTATTTTAACGACCACAAAAAACCCAACCAGCTATTAAAAACTAATTCTCGATCCATAGCAAACATTCAACAAAAATCATATTCTGACATAGAAACAAGACCTGTTCGTATACCTTTCTCTTTAGTGATTTTTTTACCTAAAGTTTTTTGTCTATTCCAGGTAACGGATTTTGCGTAATTCGAAAACTCCCCATTCATATCTAAAGGAGCGTTTACTTCTGGTTTTTCTGAATCGGGAACAAATTCATGTAATAAATTGTCCAGAACTTCTTCTTGATGTTGTCCAAACTTTTTTCTCTTTGAGCCATCTTTAGTTCTCTTGAACCACATGTCAGAAAGATGCTTTAACACTTTTCTACAAAAAACATCATCAACATATTTATCACATAATTCCAAACAGTTTTTTATATAAACTTGTCGTTTATGATAAGTGGCGGCTATAATTAAAGACATTCTCATTTCTTGAGCTACATCTTCTTGATCGTCAGTATGATTATTCTTCGAATTTCTTTTTATAAGTTGCCAACCTTGATATTGACACAATTCTCCAAATTCTCTATCTAAAATATCATAATCTTCACTTGTAACCGAAAATTTATCAGCAGTTATAGCAGACATTATTTTCTCCAATAATTTATTGCAACACCTTTTTCGAAACATAAGTCTATTTCATACAATGAAAAGACATGTAATTGTTTCGTATTAGAGTGTGATATTTTTTCTATCGTGCATTCACTTAATTTCAACACTTCGTCTAATTCTGAATCAATGTAAATAAAAACCTCTGCTTCAAACTTTGTTTTTCCATAAATTAAAAATTGAGAAGAATTCGAACCATTTAAAATTTTTAATTGTGATAACGTGATATGATTTTTATTTTCTTCTAAAGACTCTGGTAGTGTATTCACGTAACCTTCGAAAATCATATCTTGGTCATCTGATATAAAACTAACATGACATTTTATCACGCTTGGTTAACTTCATCGTTTGTAAGTTGCCCAAACATTCTCCAATTCTACAATCTACAAGCAATTGTAAACCATTAAACATAGTATTTCTTTCTAGGATTTCTTTAACCTCAAAAGCAATAGAAGACCAAAATCTTCTTTCACATAAAATTAAATAACTATCGTGAATATTCATGTTTAGTTTCGAATTATTTGGCAGGTTTTCATGCAATTCAATTAATTTACTTAAACAAATATGTGCGGCAGGTGATTGTACTTTAAAATTTCTGATCTTATATTTGTCTTTGACATCAAAAGATCTTATCTTCCCAAAACAATCTTTAACTTCATCAGAATCTAAATCAGATTCTATCCAAGAGAATAGGGCAGGAAATAATTCTCTTATTCTATTTATCAATTGAGATGATATTTCTTCATTTAATTTCGGATTTAATCCAGATAATGATTTAGGACCCATTCCATACAGAACAGGTAGGAATATCTTTTTACACAAATCTCTTTGGCTTGCATTACACCCACCCTTTGTAATCCTTTTCCAAATAGCTTCGTAAATATCATCTTTACCTGATATTAGTTCTTTAAGGTTCTGATCCCCAGAGATCCAAGCAGCAGTACAAACTTCCATCCCTTTGTAGTCGAACTGCAAAAAATAACCTTGAGGCATACCCGCATGAATTCCTTTTTTATACTCTTGACTCATATTATGTGGTAAATAACAATCTTTTAACGTTTTTGTGGTTTTTAATCTACCATTAACTTGGTTCAATATTTCATAATGAGAATAAACCATTTTTTGTTGATTTCTATCAGTTACTGGTTGTATTTCCATATCGACCAATACTCTACTAATCAACTTCCAATAAAACAACTTATACTCTTGTTGTACATTTTCGAATCCACATTTTTTTAAACAAACAAATGCTTCTTTGAATGAAATAGGTTTTTTTATATTATTACCAACCATTTCAGAAACAATATTTAAATCAATCACTAAAATATTTGAATGAAAATTGTATTTAGAAATATGCCGAAGTACGCAAAAAATTTCTTTAATATTCCAAGCCAAAACTAAAGGCTTATCTTCTTTGGGCAATGTTTTAAATAAAGAGTAAACTATTTTAGCGTTTTCCTCAACTAATATATTCAACTTAACTTCATGTGTATCGCTTTTGATATTCAGTATCACTTCCTTGTTATCAGTAAAATCACAGTTAGATTCTAGGTAAACATATAGATTACCTTTGAACATTTGCTTGATATGGTGATTATCCATGTTGCACAACCTTACAAGAAGGTTTGATTCCGTAAAAACTAAATTGAGTATTTATAATCTCTTGAAGGTTAGCAATATTGTGTTCGTGAATCAAGAAAGAATCATGAATTGTTGAAATAAATTCTTCTGGGTATTTTTTTATAAAAGTACCAACAATCTTCTCAAGAACAAAGTAACTCTCCACTCGCATTAAAAGCTTACTTAGAATGCGATAATCCTTTTCTTTGACTTTTTGAATTGTCTCCCAAACTTCAGGAAATTCTATTGAGAAACTTTCTGTAAGATCCGTTTTGTAATAATTCTTACCGAATAAGATCTCTTTGAATACTTTCTTCTTGAAATCACCTGCATAGTTTTCATTACCACTTATTATTTTCAGATAACTGTAAAGCCTCCCATCTACAACTTTGGCTAGAAACCTACGATATACATTTGTTTTGCACATCGTGTTGGAGGAGGGGAGGGGGGATGTTTTAATAAAAAAAGAATTTACATTCTTAGAAGAATCTAAAGAATAAGAAAAATTATTTAATAAAAGAATTGCTAAAAAGAATGGTTGACTATTCTGAATATCTAATTCAATAATTGTTTTATTATCAACTAATAGATGTTTTCTTAAACTTTTACTTAAATTAGAAATATTACTATGTACTCTCCCATGAATATCAGATTTGAAGAAAAATTCTCTTTGAGAAATCTGATCTAAACACATTTGATCATATAAGTCATTATCCGTTTTTTCAAAAATATTATCTGGTAAGTAGATCTTATTTAGATTTTTTAACAGATGTTCTTCAGCAAGAGTTTTAGGTTTAACTCGTTTTTTGTGATCTTCAATAAATTTGTTGAGTTTTACACTCACCCTTTTACCTAGAAGTTTCTTTTTTCCAATTTTCAAAAATTCTGGACCTAGTGCATAACTATAAGATTTTATCCCCTTAATATATCTTAAATCACAAACAATTACCTGTTTTTCGATAAGTACATCACGAATCTTATGGTAGTTTCTCCAATTCATTACTTTTCGGAGTAATTCAGCCTTAAGCTCAACTTTTTCATTATTTTTGAATTTATGGTAGTTCTGTCTTTTAACTATGAGATGAACTAGATAGGATGCATCATCCTTGTATTTAGCCAATGAGCTAGGCAATATAGCATCTAAATCCAAATTAACAGGTAAATAAGCGTAGAATTTTTTCATGGATAACCGATTAAAAAATATAATTGATCTAAAAATGGATGATTTAGAATCTAAAGCATTTAAAATATCTTTGATGTGGGAAGATTACTGTAAAAGAGAATTCCCAAATGAAAGATGTACATGCCTTCCTAAGAAAAAAGACCCAAGAAAATCTATATTGTTTAAATACTGTTATAAACTAGCAAAAGAAACACTAGGGATTATACCAGATAATGAATATAGATTATATGTTATAGCACAACTCCAAGTTCTAAAGTCATTAAAGAAAGATGGTGTTCACGGAATGATTGCACCACAAATACTTACTGGACCTCAAGCCTGGAAAAGATGGAAGTATTGGAAGTTCATTTACAACCAAAGAATGGCTCAAGTCCCAGATGTGGAATCTACCAAATCCAATGTTAATCTACCAAAAATCAATAAGGATTTCAATACTACTAAAAACTTTTTAGCGGCAAAAATAAAACCATTAACAATTAATGGTTTAGAAACAAAAATAGAAGATTTAAGTTTAATAAGGTGGGTATTAACGGAAAAAGTAACGCCCTTATATATTATATTATCACCTTGGGTCAGATCAAAAGTAACATTAAAAATTATTGAAAATAACTTTAATATTGATTTGGCTATGCATAGACCGAAAATAACAAAAGAAGTCGAAGACCTTTTTGGAAAAGTGTTTGATTATGAATTTTAGTAGTAGTGCAATGTATTTGTTATTGCAGAAGCTATTTCTTCAGGTTCTTGATTAGGAGAAAAGAATAAGTTAACATCTTGTTCTTTAGGAGCCCATTCTGAACCACCACCAGTACTAGATTCAACGTTATAATTAAAAATTCTTATAACACCAGTATCTTTATTATAATGCATTTCTGTAAGATTTTCCATAACTCTTTGATGACCTTGTGCTTCTAACCCAAAACCTCTTAAATCTAATCTTATGATATAATGATGTTCATTAACTTTTTTAGGTTGTTTAAATATAAAAATATTTTTCGAAGAAGATCTAATATGATTAGATACAGTTGAAACTAGATTTTCAAAATCAATAAAATCATTTCTACCTGTATTATACTCCATTTTATCTATTTTTTTTAATTGGTTTAGTATTTCTTGTGAAATAGCTTCTTCGTTACTACCATTACCATCTTGCTTTAATTGAAATATTTTTTTTGTAAACCAAACAGGATCACCATTCAAATCTAACCCTCTTCGTTCTATAAATACGTTTAATCCCGTACCAAAGTATATTCTCAATGCACCAGGACCTCTACCCCAATGAACCTCATTCGAAAATTGTTGAAATCCAGGCTTTAAATTGATTTCATTTTCAGATAGAGAATTTGTAATTCTCTCAATATCTATCTGTTTTATTGGTTTATCACCACCACCACCACGGGACTTTTCTGAATACTTTTTGTTTTCGAAACCAAAAATATCACTATTTTCTAACCAAATTTTAAAATTCATCAGAATTTCCTTGTTTTTACAAATAAATATATTATATATTTATACTAATCA